CCTTCTGGCTTCAAAGCTAGAGGAATGAGGATTAGAGATGAGGATGAGCCGTTGCAGCCCGGAGAGTTCCGCGATATTGACACAACGGGTGGGTCGTTGCGAGAGAATTTGATTCCTCTTCCGATCAAAGAACCATCTAATGTGTTAATGCAGCTTCTTGGCATGTTGGTTGATTCTGGTAAGCGGTTTGCCTCCATTGCTGATACCAACGTCGGGGACATGAATCAGGCGATGCCGGTAGGCACCACGGTCGCGTTACTTGAGCGCGGCACCAAGGTTATGAGCGCTATCCATAAGCGCCTGCATTACTCGCAAAGGGTTGAGTTCCAGCTTCTCGCCAAGGTGTTTAATGAGTATCTGCCGCCGATGTATCCCTACAATACCGGTAGCGGACCAGCAGAGGTAAAACAGACAGACTTTGATGGCCGTGTCGATGTAATACCGGTTTCAGACCCTAACATCTTCAGTCAATCTCAGCGGATTACGATGGCGCAAGAGCTGATGCAGCTTGTGCAGTCAAACCCGGATATCCATGGACCGCAAGGTATTTATGAGGCGTATCGCAGGATGTACGCGGCGCTTGGCGTCGATGATATTGATTCCCTGTTGCAACCACCGCCCCAACCTCAGCCGCCTATGCCGGTTGATGCAGGCGTTGAGAACAGCGGTTTGATGATTGGCCAGCCTCAGCAAGCCTTTGAGCAGCAAAACCATCAGGCTCACATTGACGCTCACCGATCTTTATTCTTGACCGAAGTAGTCAAAACCACGCCTCAAGCGCAGGCTTTGATCATTGCGCACATCATGCAGCATCTCCAGTTCTTGTCGGCTCAAATGGCACAAGAACAAATCGGGCCTGAAATCCAACAACAAATTCAGATGATGCAGCAGCAAATGCAGCAGGTTCCGCCTGAACAGCAGCCGATGCTGCAAGGTGAAATAGCCATGTTAATCGAGGGTTTTTCCTCCCCCATCATGGCTCAACTTACTCAAGACCTTCTCCTCTCGATCGGACAAGGCAACGAAGAAGATCCTTTGGTTCAAATCCGTCAGCGCGAACTAGACCTTCGAGAGCAAGAAATGGCCATGGATCAGGCTCAGTTCACGGAAAAGCAACAGCAGAGAGACCAAGAAAAGCTGCTTGAGTCTGAGATTCAAAAACAAAGGATTGATGTTCAAAAGCAAGTTGCGGATGATAAATTAGACGTTGCTATGCAGAGATTAGAGCAACAAGCGCAACTCAAATTGCTTGAGTTACAAGCAAAGTTTGGAGGCATGTAATGACAACGAGTTATGTTTTAGAAAGACAGCAAGAGCTTAGAGACAACAAAAAGCTCATGCGTGAAGCGGAGCGTCAAGCTATCGCCAAGATGGAAGAAGAGCAGGCTTTGAGAAAGGCAGCAAGCGACGCTCGAATAAAAGCAAAATTAGAGCGAATCGAAAAAGGTGAGTCTGCACCAGTATCGGTTGCCGTTGCAGCGCCAGCGGTAGAAGTTGAAGCGAAGCCAAAGAAGGCTTCTAAGAAAAAGCAAGCAAAGGTGGAAAAAGATGCCGTTGAAGAAAGGGAAGAGCCAAAAGACGATCAGCTCGAACATCAAGAAGCTGAAGAGTGAGGGTAAGCCCCAGAAGCAAGCCGTAGCGATTGCTTTGAAAGAGGCAAAGGGCATGAAAGACGGCGGTTCGGTTTCTCGTGGCCAGCTCAAAGTTAAAGTCAAGAAGATGCGCACCCGTGGCACTGGGGCAGCAACCAAAGGGCTAGACTTTTACGAGCGCGTATGAGAGACGATGTTGATCTGGCAGCAGCCATCAAGCGCATGATTAGCGATCGAAAAGAGCTAATTGTTGAAACAATGTGCGAAGGTATGCTGAAAGATATGGAACATTATAAAAGTTTGCAAGGCGAGCTGACTGCGTTAAACTTGGTTGAACAAACCATCCAAGATTTTTACGCACGAGGAGAGCGCGAGTGAGCAAACCGTCAATCGAAGCTGCCTTTGTCGATAAGGAGGACCGGGTTTTAGATCCGACTCTGCTCGATAAGTCAGCCTTAGAGCGAATGCCTCAGCCAACCGGCTGGCGCATGTTAGTGATTCCTTATGCTGGTAAACGGACCAGCAAGGGCGGAATTCATTTAACCAAGGAGACCGTTGACCGAGAGGCGCTTGCCACGGTGGTCGCTTACGTGGTTAAAAAGGGGCCGCTCTGCTACAACGATAAAGAAAAATATGGTGATGCCCCTTGGTGCGAGGAGAAGCAGTGGGTGTTGATAGGTCGATATGCTGGCGCTCGGTTCAAGCTGGACGAGGGGGAAGAGGTCCGCATCATCAATGATGATGAAGTGATTGCAACAATTTTAGATCCAGATGACATAGTGAGCAGCTACCGATGACCGTTGAAAATACAGCCCCAGAAGCAGTCGAAGAAGAAATTGAAGTCACCGTTACTGAAGACTTACCGGAAGGTCAGGAAGTCAGCAGCGATGACGAGTTGGAGCGCTATACCAAATCGGTAAGCAAGCGCATCAACAAGTTAAACCAGAAAAACCGAGAGGCCGAAGACCGTGCCCGATACCTCGAAGCAGTTGCTATGCAAAAAGAGCAAGAGCTTCAACAGTACCGAGAGCATTCTGTTTTACAGGCTCAGACGGTTCTTCAAAAAGAAGAAGAGGCGCTCAAAGCTAAAGAAAGTCAAGTCGATGATATTTATCGGAAGGCTATTCAAAGCGGCGACGCCGACCTTATTTCGAAAGCTGACACGCTTAAAAACGATGTCGCTATTCAAAAAGAAAAATTGCGTGTTGCCCAGTCAAGACAGGCGCAGCAGCAACCGCAACAACCAGTCCAAGAAAACTACCAGTCTTATCAAGATCAAGGTCAGTATCAGCAATACCAACAGCCAGCTCAGGAGGAGATCAAACCCACCGATCAGGCTTTAAGTTGGCATGAGAAAAATAAGTGGTATGGTGATGGGGAAAATGAAGAGAACTTACAAGCGACACAATTCGCTTATTTCACTCATTTCAACCTTATCAATGAGGGCTATGAACCTGACTCAGATGAGTATTATAATGAGTTGGACACAAGAGTTTTCCGCGTCTATCCGAATTTACAATCGGTAGAAACGGAGCAACCTGTCGAACAATCGGAAGCCAGACCCGCCGTGCAAAGAGTCGCTTCCGCCAGCCCTGCTGGTCGGCAACAAACACGAGGCAACAAGCGTGGCGTTTCATTCTCTAAGTCAGAAATTGAACGTCTCCGTGGCCTGAAGCCACACAATATGTCTGAAGAGGCATGGTTGAAAAGAGTGGCAGCAGAAAAGCAAAAAATTGCAGCAAGGGAGGCAAGTTAATAATGGCTGAAACGAATAAAGCTCGCGCTTCGCGTGATTCCGAGACACACGATAAACAGGCTCGACGCAGACCATGGCGTCCAGTTCGTAAGTTAGAAACTCCCCCAGCACCTCCCGGTTACACCTTCCGGTGGATTCGGGAAAGCATGTTGGGACAAGAGGATCGAGCTAACGTTAGTCGCCGTTTACGGGAAGGATGGGAACTGGTTAAAGGTTCTGATCTCCCTCCAGAGTGGGAACTTCCCACGATGGATAACGGCAGGCATGCTGGAGTCATTTACAACGAGGGATTATTGCTGGCGAAAATTCCTATCGAAACGGTCGAAGAGCGGAATGATTACTATCAAACCAAAACTCAACAAGCCAAAGATGCGCTCGATAACACTATGTTTAACGAGACACGCGGCGACGCCCGTTACGTGAAGTATGACCCCCAGCGAGACTCCCAAGTAACTTTTGGCAGAAGGTAAAAAAGGAGTCCTTAAATGGCTAATAAAGATGCAGCCTTTGGATTACGCCCCTCTCGTATGATGGGTGGTGCTCCCTATTCTGGTGGCCAAAGTCGATATCGAATTGCCTCTGGTTATAGCGGCGTTGTCTTTCAAGGCGACCTCGTGAAGCAAGTAACCGGTGGCGGTATCGAACGAGCCGCAGCAGGAAGCGCTGTCCCCGTAGTCGGGGTGTTTAACGGGTGTCAATATACAGACCCCACAACCGGTGAGCAGGTCTTCAAGAACTACTACCCCGGTTCAGTCGCAGCCGCAGACATCATTGCGTTTGTAGTCGATGACCCTAATGTAGTTTTCGAAGTACAAGCCGATGATACGTTCCCTGTTGCTGACCTGTTTGGCAATTTTGACATTGTTGATCAGGCAACAACTGGTGACACGTCTTCAGGCCGCTCAAATGTGGAGCTTGATGTAACAACTGGTGCTACAACGACCACTTTGCCGTTGAAAGCAATCGATATATCTCAAGATCCTGATAACGATGACGTAGCAAGCGCTAACACCAATGTGATGGTTGTGATTCAGAACCATATCGCTGGTGTGAAGTCGGCTGGCTTGGCATAAGGAGGCTAAAACATGGCGATTTCACGCGCACAACTGGCGAAGGAACTTGAGCCGGGTTTAAACAGCCTCTTCGGGATGTCTTACGATTCTTATGATCGTGAGTATGAGGAAATCTTTGCTATAGAAGATTCTCAGCGTGCATTCGAGGAAGAGGTTCTGATCACCGGATTTGGTTCAGCGCCTGTAAAAACTGAAGGTCAAGGTGTTCAATTCGATAACGCTTCTGAAGGTTATTCAGCACGTTATACGCATGAAACCATTGCCTTGGCATTTTCTCTGACTGATGAAGCAGTGGAAGATAACCTTTATGACTCACTTGGTAAGCGATATGTGAAGGCTCTCGCCCGATCTATGGCTAACACCAAAGAGATCAAAGGTGCAGATGTCTTGAACAACGCTTTCTCTGGCTCTTTCACGGGCGGAGATGGAGTGTCATTGATCAACACTGCTCACCCACTGGCAGGTGGCGGCACTGCTGCTAACCGAGCCACAACCATGGCAGACCTCAACGAGACTTCTCTTGAGGACGCTTTGATTGACATCAGCACGTTCACAGACGATCGCGGTTTGACGATTTCGGTACAAGCTACCAAGCTCGTCGTTCCACCTCAGCTCGTCTTCGTTGCGGATCGAATCTTGAATTCACCGCTGCGATCAGGAACTGCTGACAATGATGTCAACGCAATCAAGAACACGGGCGTACTTCCCGGTGGTTACACTGTGAACCACTACCTGACGGACCCCGATGCGTTCTTCTTGTTGACTTCTGTCACTGAGCAAGGCGAAGGCCTGAAGATGTTCCAGCGCACAGGCATGGAAACATCAATGGAGCCTGACTTTTCAACTGGCAACCTGCGATATAAGGCGCGAGAGCGTTATTCGTTCGGTTTCTCAGATTGGAGAGGCATCTACGGCTCTCAAGGAGCCTAAAAAAAGGGGGCTTTTGCCCCCTTTCTTTTTTCTGTAATATCGATTTATCCCTGACAACCGCATGGGGCGGTTGACACTAGCCAAGACAGGAGATAACCAATGGCTACTACCACTTTTTCTGGTCCTATTAAATCAGGAACCATCAAACACAGCACTGGAACCACAGTAGGCACTGACGTTAAAAACGTTGGTTTCGTTAAAACTGCTCAAACTGCATCGTGGACGCAATCTACGACTGCTGCCGATACCGGTATCGTCGTTCCAGCAAACAGCCAAATCACCGAGATTATTATCTACATCACAACAGCTTGTGATGCTGCGAACATCTCGATGGGCACGTCTGCAACCTCTACTGAGCTTTTCACTGCTTTGGCGGCAGGAACCGCAGCTAACGTAATTCATCATGGTGCTGATGGCACGATTACGGATGCGGACACTTGGGTTGATATTGGTACTGCGGATCTTCCCATCTACATTGATTTTTCTGCTGGAACTTCTGGTGCTGGTTACGTAACGGTTGAGTACATCCAAGGCATCAACAACGCCTAATAGGAGGTCGCCGTGGCTGATTCAGTAACAAGCCAAACCATACAAGACGGCGAAAGAAAGGCCGTCATGCGCTTCACCAATATCTCTGACGGTACTGGTGAAAGCGCGGTTGTGAAGGTTGACGTATCTGCGCTTAGCTCAAACTCTGCGGGAGATGCTTGCACAGAGGTTTCTGTTGCAAAGATATGGTGGCAATGTGTTGGTATGGGTGTCGAGCTTTTGAATGACGCTACTGCTGACACGTTGATTATCGGACTTTCTCCTGACAGCAACGGTTATCACGATTACTCTGATTTTACCGGCATCCCCAATAACGCGGGTGCTGGTAAGACCGGAGACATCGTGTTTACCACGATTGGTGCAAGCAACACTGACACCTACACAGTCATTTTGGAACTGATCAAAAAGTACGACTAATGGCCAGATCTAAAGACGCAAAAAGAACCGAAGGCGGACGAATCACTTATCGAGGTGAATCGTTCGCCGGGTTCAATAAGCCAAAGCGCACTCCGGGCAAGCCGAAAAAGTTTGCTGTTTTGGCGCGTCAAGGCGATGAAATTAAGTTGGTTCGTTACGGCGATCCAAACATGAAAATCAAAAAAAGCAACCCAGAGCGCAGAGCTAACTTTAGGGCCAGACACGGTTGCGATAAACCCGGTGCCAAAAATAAGCTGACTGCTCGGTACTGGTCTTGTAAGAATTGGTGATGCTATGAAGATGAGAAGACCTGCACCCGTTCCGGTTCGAAGGCCACCTGTCGTACAAGATGATCGGATGATCGATACGGGCGGGTTTTTAGATTTTTATGACCGGCAAAGACTGCCGGAAGAAGATGTGCGTCCTCCCATACCTTTTGTCCCTCCGTTTTTAGGAGAGCGTGGCCCCGGAACGGTTTTGGTGCCGCCCTCGATGGAAGATTCAGGACCAGTTTACGAAACTAATCCGATGATGCCTGACGGTATGAGGCTTTACGATCCTCGAAGACGCTCAGGTTTTGAAGACGGAATAAACCCTCCGCCACCTCCTCCCGATAATATGAGAGCGCCACCTCCACCACAGCGCTCACCGGGCAGACCTTTACCTCCCGGCAACATTCAAGACATGCTTGAACGTATGCGCGATAAGTTCGGAAGAACGCCGCGCCGTG